GGTATTGTAATCGTATGTGCCACCAACTCTGGCAACAAAGTATCCATCATCATCGATGAAATAAGAAATTCTTCGAAAATCAAACCTGAACTGTTGATATTTATCAGCAGGGTGGTTAGTATATGATTTTTCTTCTGTAGTTTCTTCGACGTAATCAATTCCCTCTAAAAAGTCAGGATATTGACTGCCATCTGTTCTATAAAAATCACCAACTACATTAGAATCAGTTGATCTTACTTGTGTATAATAAAGCATTCCACTAGAATCTCTGCGAAGAGCGTGAATATACCAATCATTTTCTTTTTTGAGGGTAGAAGTGTCGTTAAACGAACTACTTCCACCCAAAGAAGATGATGCCATACTGTTGCTTAGAAACATTGTCATGCAGAGACCCTCCAGTAAGTACCTTCCCAGATCAATTCGACACTAGCACCAGAAACATCACATACAAGTGGGGCATCAATTAACCCCGAAGCATTTTTAAATTTCTGATTATTTTGAGTGACTACTATAAGATTATTTATGCTCCAGAAAGATTTTGAATCAAACAGGCTAATATAGTCACCAGTGTTTATAAGGGTAGGCAAAGTGACAGAATACTCAGCACTGGAAGTGTCTACGTGATATTTTGTATTTGCTTTTAGTGTTGTTGATGATGAAATTAGTGTGTATCTTGCCTTTGATACTTCAAAACCTCCAGTTGTTAATCCATCATGTACTCTTATTACACTCTTATCTGTATCAACGGTAACTTCAGCCAAAGCACCAGTAAACGAAGCATGTTCTTGCTCAGTACCTTTTCTGAGTTGAACTCGTTTTGTATTTGCCATTTATATAAAGATTGTATATCTTTATTTATCAAATTATGTAAATTCTGATTGGTTTTGGTGAATCAAATTCAACATATCTATTTGTCGATACACCATTAAATTGTACCTGTGTAATTCCAACATAACCAGCATGTCCAAACATCTCTTTAGATGCACCAGACAATCTAAAGAGTATTTGTGTTCTATCATAAGGAACAACTCTTGCGATTCCTGCCGACTGGAATCCAAATATTCTTCCTGTTCCAAGATATGCTTCGGTATTCTTCTCGACAGCACTTCCTGTAAACTTGAATAGATTTGTTGTTGGTGGGAAGAATGTAACAGATTCTGTCTTGCTGACGAATGCAAAGAGTGACCCAGTACCAATATAAGTTGCTGGAAGTACAGACTCTTTTGCAGAACCAGTAATTCTGAATAAACCACCAGTTGTACTGACAACTGCTGCGGATTCTGCAGCACCAGTAAATGCAAATATAGTTCCAGAACCAGTATAACTCTTGCTCTTTCTTTCTTGAGCAGTTCCAACAAAATCAAATAGTGTTGTAGAAATTGATGGAGTGAAGGATACTCTTTCTGCACCACCACCAAAACCAAACAATGTTCCAGTAGTGGTCCAATTTGTGTTTCTTTCTGTTTTTGCTGCACCACCAAATTTGAATAGTGAAGTTTTTGTTGGAGGAGCAGCAACAAAGGATTCTTGAGCACTAACAAGAATAACTTTTCCGTTAATATCAAGGATTGAATCCTTAGTGCGGAAACGAATAAGTCCAGAACCAGTGTAAGATTCTGTATTTGCTTCAACTGCAGAACCAGAGAACTTAAATAGTGTAGTTTTTGTTTCTGCAGAACTGGTAGATTCTGTCTTACTAACGAATGTGAAGAGTGAACCAGTACCAATATGACTATAAACATTTCGTACTGTACCAGTACCAGTAATCTTAAAGAGTGTCTTAAATTCTGGTAGTTTTCTGCCAATGGACTCTGCACCACCAGTAAATCCAAAGATACGTCCAGAACCAGTGTAAGATTCTGTATTCTTCTCGATTGCAGAACCAAAAATTGTGGTTTTTCCAGAACCAATGTGCTTCAGTCTTGCAATTATATTTGCAGAACCAGAAAGTTTTGTTGATATTGAACCAACATATGCTTCTGTATTTCTTTCGGTTGCAGCACCAGTAAATCTGAATAGTGTTCCACTTACTGGTGGTCTGCTTGCTGCAACTGTTGTTGCGGAATTTAGACCAAATAGTGAACCAGTTCCAATGTATGGTCTTGTTCTTGGTGTTTCTGCACTACCATTAATTGAGAGTTGTCCTTCACCAACGTGAACTGGTTTTGTTTGGGTTCTTGCATTTCCAGCAAGTGTAATAGTACCAGAACCAACTTCTCCGTAAATAAAGAATAGTGTAACAACACCAGTTGCTCTGAATAGAGCACCATCAGTTTTTGGAACAACAGTTTTTCTTTCAATTCCAGAAATATAACGTTGTTTTTCACGAGCATCGAGACCAGAAACTCTTTGTCTGAGACTAAATGTTCCTCGTCCAACTTCTGTTAAGGTGAATCCAATTGAAGCTTCACCATTAACTCTGAATAGTGCTCCTTGTACAGTTAAGGTTCCTGCAAATACTGCACTTGAACCAGTGAATGCAAAGATACGTCCAGAACCAGTGTAAGATTCTGTATTCTTCTCGATTGCAGCACCAGTAAATCTGAATAGTCCTGTTGTCGATTGAGCAATTGCTCTTGCCTCTGCACCACCAGTAAATGCAAAGATACGACCAGAACCAACATAAGATTCTGTATTCTTCTCTACTACAGAACCAAAGAACTTGAATAGACCTGTTGTTGATTGTGCATTTGAACGTACTTCTGTTGCACTTGCAAACGTAAAGATACGTCCAGAACCAGCATAAGATTCTGTATTTCTCTCGACTGCAGTTCCAGTAAATTTGAACAGTCCAGTTGCAGTAAGAGTGCTTGAAGTAGATTCCGCAGCACCAGTAAATGCAAAAATACGTCCAGAACCAATATGTGGTGCTGGAGTAATTGATTGTGGTGAAGAACCAAAGAATTTGAATAGTCCTGTTGTCGATTGGGCATTCGATTTGGTTTCTGATGCTCCTGTAAATGCAAAGATACGTCCAGAACCAGCATAAGATTCTGTATTTCTTTCAACTGCAGCACCAGAAAGAGTAATTTTTCCAGAACCAATGTGTGGTTCTTGAGTAATTGACTCTTGACCACCAACAATTGCAAAGAGAGATCCAGAACCAACATGGACTAAGGCAAAACCAATAGTTGCAGAACTAATTCTGCTTATTTGTAGGTTTCCAGTACCATTATATCCAAATGACCTATATGCAGGTATTGGTGTTGAGAATACTTTTGCTCGACCAGAACCAACGTAAGATTCTGTATTTCTCTCGACTGCAGCACCAAAAACAGTAAGAGTTCCAGAACCAATATGCGATTCTTGAGTAATTGACTCTTGACCACCAACAATTGCAAAGAGAGATCCAGAACCAACGTGAGATAGAGATGATTTGAGTTGTGCAGAACCAAGGAATTTGAATAGTCCTGTTGATTCTGGTGCAAATAACGTTGTCTCTGAAGAACCAGTAAATGCAAATAGTGAACCAGAACCAACATGAGATAGTGATGCTTTTATTGCTGCTTTATCATCACTAAATCTAAATCTTCCGAATGGGAATCTATTTTCAACATCAGTAATATAACCATAATTACGTTTTTGCTGTCCGTAATTTGTTGGTTGTGTGATGTATCCATAATCATCGGGATTATCAACACCAAATTCTGAAACAATTTCATTAGCATAGTTGCTAATTGGTTGATTCTGATAATCAAAGATACTATTGCTGCCACTAATATTAATTGGGGTTTCTGTTATGAAACCATAATCAAGTGACTCTAGATTTACTACAGAAGATTCATTGTAATCGTATGTAACTTTCTCTGCATGACCAACAAATCCAAAGAGTGAACCAGAACCAACATAAGACTCTGCATTCTTCTCGACGGCAGAACCAATAAACTTGAATAGTCCTGTTGCTGATGGAATATTTGCTTTTGCTTCCGCAGCACCAGTAAATGCAGAAAACTGTCCAGAACCAATATGTGGTGCAGGAGCAAATGCCTGATTTGCAGAACCATTGATTTTGAATAGTTCTGTTGATTCTGGTGGATTTGCTCCCAGAGATTCTGCAGATCCAGTAAATGCAAATAGTGAACCAGATCCAATATGAGATAGTGATGCAGATAGTCCTGCATCTCCACCAAATACAATATTTCCAGAACCAACATGTATTGGTAGAACAAATATTCTTGCAGTTCCAGTTAATTCTAGTGTTGGTGTTCCAAAAATAGATGGTGACTGGGCAACTTGAGTTGAAGACTCTAGTTTTAGTTTTCCGAATGGGAATCTGTTGTCTATTTCAGTAATAAATCCATAATTAACCTTATCCCAAGGTTCTTGTGGATTTGGATCTTCAGTAATTATTCCATAATCATCATCTAGATTTTCAATACCAAACTGGGATACAATTTCATTAGCATAATTGCTAACTGGTTGATTCTGATAATCAAATATTACGTTACTATTACTAATATTTGTTGGTGAATCAGAAACAAATCCATAATCTAGAGAATCAATAGTTACTATTGATGATTCATTGTAATCATAAGTAACTCTTTCTGCATGACCAACGAATCCAAATAGTGAACCAGAACCAACATAAGATTCTCCATTCTTCTCGACTGCAGAACCACTGAAAGTAAACAGATTTGTTTCTGCTTTTGTAATAATAACTCTTGAATATCCTGATCCAGTAAATGCAGAAAACTGTCCAGAACCAATATGTGGTGCAGGAGCAGATATTTCTTTAGCAGAACCATTAATCTTAAATAGTTCTGTTGATTCTGGTGGATTTGCTCCGAGTGATACTGCAGATCCAGTAAATCCAAAGATACGTCCAGAACCAATATGAGATAGTGCTGCCTTTGGCTCAGAATTACCACTAAGGTTGAATACACCAGAACCAACATGTATTGGCAATACGAATATACGTACAACACCAGATACAGATATTTCTGCAGAACCAAAAATAGATGGTGATTGTACTACTGTAGTTAATGATGCTAGTTTTAATCCACCAAATGGAAGTCTAGTATCATTATCAGTAATAAATCCATAATTAACCTTATCCCAAGGTTCTTGTGGATTTGGATCTTCAGTAATTATTCCATAATCATCTTCTACATTCTCAATTCCAAATTGAGATACAATTTCGTTAGCATAAGTACTAATGCTTGTATTTCGATAATCAAAAATAACATTACTGTTAGTAATATTTGTTGGTGTATCAGAAATAAATCCGTAATCTATTCCTTCTGGTCTTACTACTGAAGACTCATTGTAATCATAAGTAACTCTTTCTGCATGACCAACAAATCCAAAGAGTGAACCAGAACCAACATAAGACTCTGCATTCTTTTCTATTGCTGTACCAGTAAATCTGAATATATTTGTTTCTGCTTTCGTAATAATGATTCTTGAGAATCCCGCACCAGTAAACGTAGAGAATTGACCAGTTGCAGAATAGTTTCCTCGTGAGAATGCATGAAAAGCACCACCAGAAAAGACGATAGTACGCTTTTTGCTTTCTGATGGTGCGTTGGATATTGTATATGTCGAACTACTAAATCCAAATAGTTTTCCAGTACCAATTTGATTGGCAAGTCTGGATTGTCCTGCAGAACCATCTGCTCGAATCCTTCCAGAACCAACGTGTATTGGTAATACAAATATTTTGGCCTTTCCACTTACGAGGAAAGATAGTCCACCAACACTTCTTCTTACCAAAGAAACATCAGCAAACTCGGTGGATATGCTTAGTTTTCCAAATGGTATATTTTGACGAAGTATTGTTATACTTCCGTAATTGAATATCTGCTTTTCGCTGGTAATGCTATCTGTAATTAAACCAAAATCATCATAATAACTAACAAATTCTCCAATTAATCCATAATCTTCACTTTCAAAAAATATAATGGAGCTAGTGTTATACGAAAAAACACCTCTCTCTTCTAACTCGCCAGAAGAAAGAGAGGTGTTATTTCCAGTATAACTAAATACTGCCATTATGACTCCTCTTTTTTAGGTCACTTGAACAGTGCTTAACGTTCCAGTAGTACTAACACCTAATCTCCACCTTGTACCGTTTGATGCAGTTAGTATTACTCCCTGTGATGTATTTATACCAACTTGAACATCACCTAAAACATCCAAAGTTGCTCTTGGTACTGTGCTTCCAACTCCAACAGCAAACCCAGGAGAAACAATTAAATCACCTGCAACTTGTCCATTTATATCTAAGTTTTTACTCAATTGGACAGTATCTGCATTTAAATTTATAAAAGCAGGGGAATTAACATCTATTGTTCCATCTGAACTAACAGATGAGTACCCATTAGTGCTTAGTAATTTTAGATTTTTTGTTGTAAAATCGGTATCTGCCATTTTTTTAAATATTTAGGAGTTTGTTCTTGGGTTATATATTACTCTAGATTTTCCACCTTCAAGACTATTTAAATCTGCCCAATTCGGATCATTTGCTGTTCTTGACTCATTTCCTTGATAAAATCTTCCAGTAGATGTTTGTGTAATAATTGAACTCTTCAAATACTTTCTGACATCTCTCCAAGTCCAATTCCTATTATCTTGCATAAGAGTTGATATAAATCCAGCAGCAACTGGACATGCTGCACTGGTTCCACTAAAAAATGCATCAGATGCTTGAGATATTTTTCCATTAGCACCAATTTGCAAATCTATTTGTGATGGAGCATTTTCATAGAAAGTCATCTCCCATACAACTGTTGGAGAACCAAGAACACCACCAGTATAAGATGTATGTCCCTCATATCTCACTCTAAAAGTTCTATCTGGAGATAAACCAGAGGTTTGATAATATATTCTTTGACAAGAAGCATCTGATGCAGTTATATAAATTTTTGGATAGGCAACTGAAGTTGCATTATATGTCCAATTAATTTGAAAATCATAATCTGTCACTGATGACCTAGCACCAAAAGTTACATAAGAATTTGAATTGACAAATATTTGATTTGTTGTAATATTTCCAAAGTTAATATTCCATGGAATTGTAATATCCCAAAAACCATCATCATTTCCACCATAAGAAGTATTACCAATTGATGCAGTTACTGTGCTAACACCTGAAGGACCGACTATTGTATTTGCAATAGAAACAATACTAACAGAATTATTGGTTGTTGTTGTTATTCTACGTCCAGTGTTGCTACCAAATGTTAAAGTATCTCCACTCATGTACGCAGCAGTTACAGCAATACCAATTGTTCCATTAATAATAGTAGCTAGACCAGGATATGTGTCTGCCCTTATACCAGCAGCAGTGTACCCACGATTTGCTGCCAAGGTTCCATCTGCAGCAGCGTAAATATCAATTTCATTTCCCATATCACTATAGTTTACCTTTCTTTCCTTTCCATCAGGTTGATAATCATCATCTAATGCACCAACATTTATGACTGGATACTCTCCTGAAGCAGTTCTTCCTAATTGTTGTGGAAATCCTCTTCTGTTTGTTGTGTTATATGCGGTGTAACCAAACTCATTGTGAGTTGCAGAGGTTAGTGAAACTGTACTTCCTTGGGCAGTTGTTGCCCAATAATTATTATAATCTGGATGTGATGGATTTACTTGTTTTTGGTTACTATTTCCTGCAGCTGCAATAAAAATAACTCCAGAATTAATACATTCACTACCTGCAGTTACAATAGAACTTGGAGCATGTTCTCCTTTCATTCTTCCAAGATCACCAGTAGTTCCGACATATTTAAAATAACCTGGTGCTGTTCCAGATGTATATGTTACTCCTATTCCACCACTAGTGCCTTGTCTATAAAAGTAAAATCCATTTGTTAAATGTCCTGTTGCACGATAACCCCAACTATTACTGCTCACTGTTGGGTTTCTATTACCATACTTTAGATTAACTGGTTTATTTTGATGGAAAATTTTTAATACGTCAAAATATATTTCGATTGCTGGAGAAAAACTACCAATTGAATTAATAAAAAATTTATTTGAATTGTATGCCCACCCCATAGTTCTTCCATAGGTTAATGAAGCACATGCTGTTCCATGATTTCCTTCAACAGAAACTGTACCACTTGAACCATTGCAGTTTGCTCTAGTATAGTTAGCAGGAATATTAACAGTACCAATTGAAGCAAATTTTGCTGATCTTTGATTAGAAGTTGACCACCAAGATTTTGCAACAGATTCAACTGGTACTGTTGTTCCATCCCAACGTGTCGTTAGCCTAGACCCAGGAGAACCTTCAAACCATTCTGGGTCAATGTAGTAGGGTGCATCCAAAATCAAATCTAATAAATCACATGTCCCAGTTGTAGCAGATACTGCTGCTGGATGCCAACCTGCCTTTAATGCATTCCCACCGATATAATCCACTGGAGAATTTGAAGTTCCAGCATTACTTTGAAACTCTGGATGTCCAAACCAACAACCATCATCAGAAACTACTACATCAACATCAAATCCACTGGCATGACCAGGGACTCTACTTGTTAAAACCTGTCTTGCTCCAGTAGATAAACCAGTTTGCCACCTATCATTTTTTTGAGAATGTCTTAATAAAGAATATCCGCATCTACTAATATCAGTAGAGTCTGGTGATGCTGGCAATAAATTTCCACCATTGGAAAAATCTCTATATTGTTTTGTATTGCTACTATACCTAAATTCTGGTATTACTCCAATTGGAAGATTGTGCAATTCTCTTGGTCGTGGTTTTGGATATGCCTCTGTATGTACTTGAGGATCTAAATGAATGTAATGAATTGAAGGGTGGGTCTTCAATTCTGCTGCTTCTTCATCAGTTAAAAGATACGATGCCCTTGTTTCACTGAATTCCTTTAAATCCGCACATTCAACACATCTTGATGGAATGCATGAGTCTGTGCAACCATCATTTATTAGTTCCTGATGTAATTGTTGCCATTCTTCTGCTGTATTGCAACCAAGTGTGTATTGATTTTCCATATTAGAGCAATCCTCCTCTTGCAAATCTGTATGTGGTTAAACCAGAAATAGTAGATGCTGGAGTAATTCTAAGTTGACAAACTCCAGATGATATCGTTGCTCCAAACGAAACAACAGGAGTATTATTGAAGATAATTGAATATTCTTGTGAATATGCTGTAGTCCCTCCGACCATCACTACACACTTCTGTGTTTGGATATTGGAACCATTTTCAACATGGATTAAATATTCTAGTGATTTAAATGCCTTTGATGAAACTGAGAATGAATCAAAGGTAAATGCTACTCCAACAGTAGCACTAAATGTTCCCACTCCTGTAGAAACTGCATATCTATCAATTTGTAATTTTTCTAATGGATTTGTGGTTCCTATGCCAACATTAGAAAGAGTATGAATTCCTGCTGCCGTAGATGTCCAATATGATTCTCCTCCACCACCACCTCCAGTGGCACTAATAGTTACTTGTCCAGTAGAACCACTAAGAATTATATTTGAACCTGCAACTAGTGAAGTTACTACTCCTGATAAGTTTACTCCAGAACCACTAAAAGTAGTTGCTGTCAAAATACCAACAATTCTGGTATCACCTATTACTGTAAGTTTTGATGTCGGATTTACTGTCCCTATACCTACCTTAGAAATTCCACTTATATAAACGTCACTAGTATATCTTGCTTTTCCTGTTTGATCTACACTAACTATTTGTCCAGGAAGTCCAGTGGTTGTTCCCAGACCAACGGTTCCCTCTGCATAAAGTGCAGTTCTTGATTTTAAATGCCAAGCATCAACCCATCCAGGATTAAGAGATGTGTTATCGTTAATTCCACCAATAGTGACTGTAGGATACCCACCAGTAGCATCACCAATTCTTAACCATCCTCTTTCACTATTTGATGAATCTTGAATCTTTACAGTCCCACTAACTTGTAGTTTTGCTGTCGGATTTGTGATTCCAATACCAACACTTGAAGTTGTATTAATTCCAGAACCAGTTATTGCCCATGGATTAATCAGACCAGGGATATTATAAAGACCAGAAGCATCCCCAAAGAATTTAAATGCAGTTATTATTCCAGTGGTATTAATGTTTACATTTGAACTCAATGCTGAGGAAATACCAGCACTTGCAGAATATGTTGCATATGCAGATAATCCAGAGTTGTTAGAATAAGATGAAATACCAGAAAGTGATGAATATGATGAAACACCAGCAAGTGAGGCATATGTTGCCACACCAGCAGTTGATGCATATCCAGAGGTATTTAAATTTTGAAGTTGTTCTACGTCAACAGCAATAGAATTAATTACTAATCTTTGTTGTTCAAAAGTTGAATTAATACCTACATTTCTAGCCATAATCCCTTTTCGTCTATTGATGAAAAATTATAAAGAAAAAATAAGGGGATTACCTTCGCAATCCCCACATGATAAAAATATTCTTTTTTTGAAAAATCAGTCGAGGCTGATATTTAGAGTAACCTTAATTTGGTCTCCGTTGTTCTGAATGTTGTATGGACCGTTTGTGAATCTTTCAGCAAACATGATGCTGCTATAAAGAGTAGCACTACCAACTCCAGCAAGTGCAGGAGTTGTTCTGAATACGTCTGTTCCTACAGTCTCAAAGATTGTATATGTTGATGAAGCAGTTGTCGTATTTCCTGTTCCTGCAGCAATGTAAATTACATCACCAGGGACCAATCCATGATTTGTAGCAGTTACTTCACTGCAATTGAAATAAACAGTAGCACCAGTAGCAGCCTGAATGTTGTTTACCAGGTTATTGCTTAGATAAACAATTCTTTGGCTTTCATCAAAACCAGTTACCAAAGTTCCTGATGGAATTGCGTTAACTTCCCCAACAACGTTTCCATGAGTTACTGCCATACCTACAGTGATGTTTTCTCCAACATTTTCTGTAAAGGTAACAATACCAGCAACTGTGGTTGTATTTCCTTTATCTAGTACGATAGCATTAGTACCAGCAACACCAACAACTCTTGCATTTGCTGCAATTCCAGTTCCAACAACTCTCTGATTTGTTGTGATTCCAGTTGGATTATCAACTGTTACTATGAACTCTCCAGTTACACCAACACCAGTTGGACTATATTTCTTATCAAACAAAGTAACATAGTTTCTGCCAATTGTTCCTGTTGTTTGAGTTTTTGCTACTGCAACAGCAGTCGAAACAGTTGCTGCATCCTGAACACCATGAATAGTTACAGGCATGTTGTTTGCTCTTACCAAATAATAACCATATTGGTTATTAGCAGCAGAACTGAATGTAAATGTTTGTTCTGGATATGATGCTGTGGTTGTTCCTCTACCAAATTCTAGAGATTGGTTTAAGAAAGTACCAGTATTTGGAACAGTTAAGACAATGGTATTACCATCAATAGCAGCAACTGTTGCACGACTTCCTACACCACCACCAGAAACATAGTGACCAACTGCAATATTTGTAGTTGAAGATACAGTGATTGTATATTGGTTTACATTTCCAGATCCAGTTGTAGTAACAATTGGAGTTGTAATTGTTCTAACATTCCACAAATTTCCATTCAATAGAATGCCATACTGATTTGCATAATCTTGGTCAAATCTATTATTGATTACCTGTGGGTATCCATTAGATGGGGCAGTTCCATAACCAATATTACCAGAAGCATCATATGGCTCATAAAATTTATTCTGAGCAGGAACATCAGATTCTGCTGGGGTTGTATCACTTGAATAAAGCTTCAAAATTAAATTTCTTGGAATCCTGTGATCGCTATTTACAAGATACCTTAGGGATTGAAGTTCGCCACAATCTGGTACTAATAGTGCCATCGATAATGTCTCCTAACTCGTTTATAAATTAACTTTATATTCTTATTTATATATTACCAAAAATCAAATTTTTAATTTCAAAAATACTGAGCATCTTTGAACACCTACACAACTTAAGACATTAAATCTTAAAACATCACCAAGTTCTAATGATTTATTCCAAGTGGTCAAATTGTCATCTTTGTTTTTATTTTGATTATTTAATATTGGATATTCACTTCCAACAATAGATAAAAAATTGTTGGGAAAATTTGTATATGATGATTTTTCTATATCAAATGCTATTGTTCCTGTTGTTTCTGATAGGACTGTCCAAGACTCTAACGTACCAGTAACATCCAATGTTAAATACCCTTTATTTCCTGGGGTGATATCCTGAGAACCATTGTCAACCATAAAAACGATTGTTCTCGTCAAATCGGCAGTTGTTTGTAATGCTATTCCCGAAAAGTTTGCACCAGAAACAGGAGGATTCGTAAAAAACAAAGTGTTTCCAGATACTTGATAGTCTACTAATGGTCTTAAAACAATACCATTAATTGAAATTACTAATTGTTGTTCATTTGCTGGACGATATGGTTGCCCATTCACAGTCAATACAAATGATGTGGTAGACCCATCAAATTGTGCTGATATATTATCTAATATTAAATTAGTATACTGAATACTTCTCAGTGGTGCCTCATAATTTACACCAATATTGTATTGATCCTCTGGTACTAAGTTAACATTAAAATTAGGAGAGGATACTACTACATCGTAGTTGCTCATATACTAACTCCAGGAGTAACTAAAAGACTTCCTTGAACAACTCTTGTATTGTAGTTTGATGGAGATGTAATTACAACATCATAAACATATCTTCCGCCTTCCATTAAGGATGTTTCTGATTTTGCCATAGAAACCATTATTTTTCCCTGGGTTCTATCTGGGAAAGAAATAGTAAATGGATATGTTTTTGATGAATATGGACTTTTTTTGATATAACTTATTGCAGTATAATTGAATAGGTTCAATTTTGAACCATTTTCATTATAAATCGTAAAGGTACTTTGAAAATCTGTCCCTTGCTCTAAAACGAGATTTATAATCTTAGCAGACATTGCAAGAAGTTACTTTTTAATTATTTATCCTTTCTATCAGTAGTTTTAAGCAATCTTTTATTTCTTGGATATCAGTTTTTATACTGTCCAATTCTTGTCTTTCTTGTAATTTTCTATTTTTTATTTTCAAATACTCATTATATTCATGTTCATTGCAATTTAAAACTGCATTGGTCTCTTCATCTCTAAAGAGACCATTACTATCTTTTATTGGTATCATAATACTGCGATTGCTCTTAGATCTTTAATTTTTGGTACAACTGATTGATTTGTTCCTGCCATAATAATTTTTATTTGGAATCCATTAAACAATGGCAAATCTTTTGCAGTGTACTCATAACTTCTATATTCAGATTCTGAAGAAGAAGGAAGAACATTTACATCTGGAGTACCATCATTATTTTTAGGATCAATTACATTTCCATTCAAATCTACATTTCTAAAACCAGGGAATAATTCAAATAGTTGTTGATCATCAGGGGTATCCGATCTCAATAGACGATACATTACAATTATTTCATTTGAAGTATCTCTATATGCATCAAAATAAACTTTCAAACTATCTGCTCCTTTCTGTAATCTAATTATTTTAGAAACATAAATTGCAGAAGTTGGGTCATCATACAAACTATTAACTTTTGGATTAGTAACATAATTTGTTACTGGTTTATCAAGTCTATTCATAGTTGTAATGATGTTGACTCTATCCAAATCTATTATAGGAGAAACTTTAGTATCACTAGTAGATAAGGTCATTTCCATTACAAACGACTTATATCCGAGATAACTTTGTAAATTAGCAACTTCATTAACTCTCGATGCTATAATTCTTGGACTATCGAAATAGTTATTTGAATTGAGTGATATTGACTCAAATTCTCTTGCACTAAATGGAAGTTCAGTTCCATTTACACTCTTTCCAGTTACAGTTCTAATTTTTGCATCAAGTGAAGTTGTTTCTGGTAACAAGGATTGGATATTTGGTCTTAAACTATCAAATTGAATATTTTGTGTTGCCTTTGGTCCAGAAATTGTATTTGCTCCAGAGGATCCAACATTTAAGTCGTAAGTTCCTCCTGTTTTTGTTTCATTGAAGAATAATTTTGGTGGACCAAACTTTCTGTCTTTTCCTTTTTCATCTGTCTTAACTTTAATATGATAACTATCAAGAGTAATTGGATACTTATTAATATCGACATCGGCAAATGAGTGTGTTCTATTGATTCTTCTTAAAGAAATTCCATTAAATTCATACTTAAATACTGGAGAACCAGCAAAATGGTATGGAATCATGGTTACATTAAAGACTCCAGGATTGTCTATATCAATCCCTCTAGTTATTCCAGTTAAAGTATTTGCTACAGAATCATATCCAGTATATTTGATTATTTCATTATTTACTTTGATATAACCAGGATTGTCAGAAGAAACTCCAATATTTTCAAAACTGGTGAAAATACCAACAGAAGATACTTGTATGCTTCCAGTCGATGCTTGATTAAAATCACTTACTAATTTTTGTGGAGTTACATCAGATTCAATTCCATAAAGTGTGACCATATTGTTATTGGCATACATGCCATGATTATTATGGTTGACCTTAAAGTGTAGACCGTCTGTTAAAAGTTCAGAATAGTTTACCAATCCATTTGAAATGGTTGATATTCCGTTGCTTGGATTTACATAAGAAATCTCATTCGCAACGTTCGAGGTGTTAATTTCGTCTTGAACTTGATCAATAATTAATGAATTAAAGGATGAGATAATACCAACTGAATTTGGAATAGTTAGAATTAGGTTTCTTCCAAATCCACCAGTCTGACTGCTTGGAATGGTTAATGTGTCACCAATTGCATATCCAGTACCACCAATAGATACTGTTGCTGCAACTGCAACTCCTGATTGGATTGTTAAATTGACTTTTGCCCCAGATCCTCTGCCACTTATAGTTGTTAATGGTAAGTTATTATAAACTCTATTTTCAGTATATCCAATTCCAGGATTGGTTATACTTAGATTTGAATTAATTCCTACAGCACCAACAATGCTAGACAGTTTTCCAGAGAAATTAGGATAATTTGATTGAAGTATTGTTGTTCCTGGAACTAAATTAGTAATATCATAAGTAGATAATGTTCCAGAAAGACCTACTAAGATTTTCTTAGAATATGCAACTATTGGATTTGGTCTCAATGAAGTAATTTGTCTATTTCCTACACCCAAATCTGGATTATAGAATCTAAAACTTCCTGTTGTTGATGTAAACTCTGCTCTATGAAGAATGAACTTCAAATCTTCTAGTTGTGATGGTTCCCATGTAGCACCATTTTGTGATTTAAACAATGAACCAAGAGTTGGTTGCTGAGAAACAATAATTTTCTCTGCTTCTGGTTTATTGATTGTAGAAACATCAACTTCAGTCATTCGTGAAATCCAAACATTATATGAGTTTGAATTTGAAATCAAAACAATTGCATAATCATTACCACCCTCTAAGAAAACAGGAGCAGGGAAGGTAAATGTTGTTGATACTGAAGCATCTTCGGAAGTTTGGATTTGGTCAGGATTTAAAACAACCTCTCCAAATGGAAGAATTTCTTGTGATGGCAATCCAAGATATGATGTTCTTAACTGTAAAGTAATAGGAATATTTGCTTCATCTTTAGTTTTGAAGAAAATTTCGCATTTAGTTATGAATACACCATTATTCTCATTTACCTCAAATGTCTGAGCAAGTGGGTCTACCCATCTTCTTTGAATAACTCTGGTTGAAACAACTGATCTGTTTGTGAGAGTTGTATTTGCAACAAGTCTATCTTCAGTTTCAGTTAAAGTTCTGGAATCAGTTCTAATATTTCTCTCAATATCAGCATTTCTTACTCTTAAGGTCAAACTCTCTACATTATCTACAGTACCACTAGAAGTAAAGTTTGCTTCAGCAATACTATCTACTGAACCACCAACAGTAGAATTTGTTGAACTTGTTGTTAATGTTAGAGTCTTTGTTCCAGATTCAAATGTTGGGTTTGATGGAATAGTTGGGTCTGGAATAAACAATGACCCAATTAATGTTCCAGAAGAATCCGTAACTAATCTAATATCTGTTACTGTCGCAATAGCATTACTTAATGAACCTACTAATTGCATTGATGGTGCAACACAACCAAAGAACCTTGAATCTGCTTGATTTTCCAAACTAGCAGTATCAACATTCAATATTGTTGTTGTGGATGAGTATGAACCAGATAATGAACTTGTTGGGTTGTATGGATTTTCCTTATAAAACTCTGTTGGTTGATTATATGGACCATATTTGTGATTTTGTTTTGCAAGTCTGAATGTAATAGAACGATTTACACCAGTAACGGGCATGAATCCAGTAATAGTTTCACCTTCAATAAAGGTTCCACTTGTCATTCTAACTTCAAGAAGTTTGGGGACCATAAATGTGGTCATATCCCTATTATCAAAGAATGCATAGAATCTTGTTGATGGTTTTAGTCTTCTTGCTAAAATTTCAATATTTCTCGATCTCATCAATGTGAGAATTGCTCTAGAAACAACTCTATCACCTAAACTGGTTGTATCGAATCTTTCACTTACACCAAATTGTATTCCTTGTCTAGTTTGCTCAGTAGTTGTTGTTACTGAATTATTTCTAAACTGAGTTACAGAATCTTGGAAAATATCAGTAGTTGTAATTACATCTCCAGAAGTTACAGTAGTTGATGATAATAAAGTTGATGGATTCTGTATTTGAGTTATGACTGGACCTTCAACGGTTGATGTTCCAGTCCAATTCGTTTCCCAAGCATTCCAATTGATTGGGGATAGACCAGTATTGGTGTCAACACCAAGCATTTGAATTGCAGTATTGTAGTTTCCTTCTACGTCTTGGGTTCTTTCTGTTCTTCTTGTTTCTATCCAAGTATCAGTAGATGGATTTAGTTCAATAGTACCTATCCAACTAGGTGTGTTAAATGGATTTACATTTTCTGATCTAGTTGCAAATCTATTTTCAGTGTAAATTACATCTTTATAGTCTAAACATACTATATCACCAATACGTTTTACATTTTTGGACCCAAGATCGTTTGCAAATCTTAAATCTACATTTGGATTTGATGTTGTTCCAATACCAATAACTGCTTCTGAACCTAAGATTAAATCTACAGAGGTTGTATAGTGCTGTGGTCTCAAAACTCCCAAAGCAGTATCAATACTTGCTTTGTATGATTGGTTCGCAATATCACCACCATTGTATGACTTGAAGTTGTCTACAAAGAATCCAGATTTGAATTTATCAAGTCCAGTTTGTGGGTCTCTAATAGAAAGATTCTTTGTGTCAGTTTCTAATAGTGATAGTGAACTGTAATATTCTACGTTTGAAAGTCTATTCTCAAGTCTTGAGATATCTTTCATTGTATATCTCTTGTGACTAGATAGAGAGACTCTAACATCCTTCATATCATACAAGTATGGAGGATAGTAGAATGTTGCAATTTCTAGTGCAGAATCTAAGTTATTAGGTGCTTTTGGTGAATTAGATGGAACACCACTATTGATAATAAATGTTCCCTCTTTTGATAAAAATAGTTTGTCGATTCTTGGCAGATAATAATTATACGAAAGATTTATAGTTTTATCTTTTGTGAAGATGTGATTAGATGCATTTGCATTTAAAGAAAATCTTCTAGAAGAGTATTCAAATGGAGACTTGGTGGCAGTTGAAACATCAAATTGTGAAACTCTTGGTCTCAAATCAATAATGTCGGTGTTTCTGTAACCATCAATAATTGGTACATCTTTACTGTACCTATCTTTATCGAATGAGTCTGCTGAAACAAAATCTCCAGGATCTGAAGAATTAATAGTATAGTTATTGAATATAACTTTTATCTTTTTAGTTGGTGATGAAACTTCTTTTTTTCTAATAATTCTCGAATAATCATAGTACTCTGGTCTCTGTCCATTATCAAGGATATAATTATCTTTGATATTTTTATCACCAACAGAAACTGCATTAATAGAACCAGAAATATTAGTTTCTGAAGATGTTACTCTTTCTCCTAAAGCAAATCTATTTTCATTTAGGTAAACAATTTCAATACTGTTTACACCATCATTTCCAACGTATGCAGCAACAGCACCACTGGTGCTTCCAATAATTCTTTCACCTTTAATAAAGTTGTTTAGACTTGAATTCAAAGAAGTGAAATAAATTCTAGGCAATGAGGGTTCAGATGTTGTTGATGATTCATAAATTCCCAAAATACTAATAACATCTGGAACATTTAAAGATATTGTTTTGTCCTGAACTCTCAATCCATATGGTTTTCTATAGGTAAGACCATCATCTAATGTTGTCTTACCTATTCCAGATGAAATTAAAGAAGAACCATCTATAACTAGACTTGAACATCTGTTAAAGAGTTTTTTCTTTAATTTTGTATTTACTTTTTTGTAAGTTACTGTTAATATTGCTTGCCCATTTGAACTCAAATTAATTAAACTTACTGTTCTTCCAGAAACATAGACTTTTTGATTGTCTAATGCCTCTATCTGACCATTTGAAACATATGAAAGACTATAATCTTCTTCATCAAATGGTTCTAAAGTTAGATTTACATCTGTTTCTAGATTTCCATTAAATGAATTATTGACTACTGATATAATGTATGATTTTCTAATAGAAATATCTGATGAACTTAAATCTAAATTCGAAATATTATTATTTCCCAATTTAGCATATAAAAATGCACTAGATGTATTCAAAACATCTAAAGTTACTTTCTTAAAATCATTAGCAGTAATTGTGCTGGATGGTAGGGTTCCATCAGAAACACCAGGAACAGAATTAGTTGGCAATAGTACTAATTTCTTTTCTGATGTATTGATACTTACAACTTCATTGTACGTAGGGACAGTATTTCCTTGTTTTGTATATGAAACAATATCACCTGTCTTAATGCCAACATAAAAATTATTAGTTGATGTAGTTACTGTGCTGATTCCAGATGCACCATCAGTAATAGTATATTGTACACCAAGTTCTGTCAGAGATATTTTTTTGTTTAAGATTGGATCAGCAGTAAATGTTCCGATTCCAGCAGTGGTATTGATTCCTACAATCTGGTGAACATCAGTTAAATTGTAGTCTCTAACTCTTGTTATAACTCTTCCATCTTCTATACCATCAATAATCAATCCTTCATCTATTTTAAATGAACCAGAAACTTGGTATAGTTTAACTATATTTGAATTGATTACATCAGAAACAACATATCCACTAGAAGAGCTGTTTTTTCCTTCAATAAATGTGGATGAACTTAAGGTTATTGAAGCACTCAACTCGATGACTGTATATGTTTGAATATCATAAAGTGAACAATCAAATTCGGTCAAAGTATTCGCATACCCTGCATTTCTTAACTTTAAATCATAAACTCTTGCAACACCAATTTTTTCTCCAGAAGGTACTCCAGGTGTTTGAGTTCTTCCAGTATACAAAGATATTTGTGAAGTAGATCCAAAACCAACAGGAAGAGAACCAAAAACATTATTTACTAAAATCTGTCTTCCAACACTAAAAGGAATAGATTGATTGACAACTTTTTCAGTAGTTCTTGGTTTTTGGAAATCTACAATAGTTGTATCAATAGTTTCAATATCATAACCCCTTACAACTGCTTTTCCAGGAGAGACTAAAATAGAACCCAAAGAATCACTTGGAATATTTCCTTGTTTTGTTTGTTGGTTTTCTACAAACAATCCATTATTTCCAATTTGGTCATTTAGTGATTCTTTTAATGAAATATTAAATGGTCTTACATAATAATCTCCTGATTCATCATAAGTTCTCCTTGCCAATTCATCTTTAATTAGATCATAATTTGTTGTTTTTACAAATTTTTGTAGAATGCCTCTATCTACACGCAACAACTCTACAAAATTTTCATCATTAAAATCTGTAATTTCTTTCTTGATTAAAGTTACATCAAATTTTAATCTATCTGCTCCAGGGGCAGAAAAGTTCGAAAACCCTTGAGCATTATCAAATAGGTCATTATAAGAGTTTGATGCAACTGCTAATTCTTCATTAATTAGCAAACCAACTCTATAGGATGGTGAATTTGAATATTGATCTAATATTACTGTCTGTGGTTGTACACTTACAAAAAAACCACGAATAAAATAAACACCAGATGCTATCTTTGCTGCTGAACCAATTGCAGTTGAATTTGAAATAATGGAAGTCGCAAAAGATGAACCACCTCTAATAGCAGAAATTCCATAAGTAATATCATTAACCGCTAATAAATTTTCACCATCAACAAAAGTATTTGTTGAGAAGTTTGTGTCACTAGAACTTTGGTATTTGATGTATAGTGTATAATTTTTTCTATCTGAAGTTGCATTTGAAATATAATTTTCTACCTTTGCTGTTACTCCACTTGTTTCCCCTTTGATTAACTTTCCAACTAAGTTATCAATGTATAGAGATACTGGTATTCCTAAATGAGTTTCATCAATTTGAACACATGTATAATTTGAGTCATATGAAATTTGACCAGGAATAACCATTGCACCTTCTTTGAAGAAGTGCTGACCAAATTTCTCAATTTGATTTTGGAGAATTGTTTGTAGAGTTGTTAATTCTCTTGCTTGTATTGGAGTTGCTGGTTTAAATAAAACCCTTTGATAATTTTTAGTTGAATCAAAATCATCAAAGTATGGAGATACATTTAAATTAGTATTCTGAGGCATTTTTCTTTAGAACTCCAATACGATTTTAATATCTTCTTTTTGACTTGCTGATCTTGGAATTGCTTTTCTGTTATCAATATAGATTATATCACCAGATTTTTTATTATATTCTGCTGATGATATTCCAGCAACAAAATTGCTTCCCAACTGGTACGTCCTACTATTTATTACTGTACTAATACCCGTAAAGTTTCTGTCAATAGACAGTGCTGGACCAATAATGTTTGGGCACTCAATTGTGTAAGAACCACCCGCAATAGCAGAGGAAGTAAATCCATGAATTTTATATCCAACACCAACTGTAGCAAGACCAACTGGTTGATAATACTTTAAAACACCCGTTACATTATCCCAAGAGGCAACGAACCCAATAGCAGTCATTCCTGTACCAATAGTTTGCCTAATTACAGAATCAACAGGATATGTTGTTTGAGTTGTTAGTCCAGAAAGTTTAATTGAATTTAATGCACTTACTTGACCTAGAGTTAATTTTTCAGTATCACTTCCAAAAATCGTTGGATTTTTTATAATTCCAATTCTAGCAAAATCATTTCCCAAAATAATATCTGGGTTTTGCTCATCTGTTAGATATCTAGAATAAACTAGAACTCTATATGCACCAAGTTCTCTATAGATGTTATACCCATGGCCACCTTTTGGTGGAATTATAACATCAAATGAGGCAATTCTTCCATCATTTGACAATTCTGATGGGATTCCAGGGGCACCTGGTTCGAATCTGATAATTCCTCTTGTATATCCAGAACCACCATCAGTAACAAAAACTTCAGAAACTTTACCAAACGAATCTACAGTAATTGTAGCTTTTCCTCCAACTCCATCTCCAAGTATAGGTATATTTGTAAATGACTTTGAAATCGGTTGATAATTTATACCTCTATCTGTAATTGTAACTACTTCTACCTTTCCATTAACTGCATTATTTTTTGTTGCAATTGTTTCACCAACTTCACCCCAATTTTCTGGAACTGGAATAAATTCAATTGAATCAAACTTTACGATTTCTGATGGTTTAATTGTGAATAAGTATTTCCAGATGTATCCATCACCACTAGTTCCTGCTGGTCTTGCTTCTAAGTCAATGAACATTGGTTGATCAAATGATGGTCTTCCATTTGGGTTTTCTGGGTCAGTACCATTTTGGAGACAAATATAGACTCTAAAATCTTCATTAATTACATAGAAATTTGATTCATATAAACTTGGTTGAGTTGTTACTGGAGTTTTTTTATAAATTGAATAATCGTGTCTATACATTTCATAAGTTGTTCCAGAAGTCCATTGGACTTTCCTGATCATTCTTCTCACATCTTCATTTGTGATTTTCTTCATCGCAATGATGGTTTCTTTAATTTGATTTTCCTCGTCAAAACCATCTAATGGAGTCAATCCTTCACCCCAAATAGCAGATCCACCTGCTTGTGGATTTAAGCTATTTGGTTGACCAATAAAGGTATAATAATTGTTTGCAGTATTACCAACCGAAACTAAACTTTTTACAAAAGTTTCAGCATTCATCACCCTAAATTGTTCAGTTATGATAGCAGGCATTTTATACAACCGTTTTTTCTTTATTTAGTTCTATTTTAGACCACGAGTTCTATATACGTCTGGAGCATAACTATTCCAGAAACAGATGGAGAAACTGCTCCAACTCGGTAAACACCATCTAGATAAGAAGTGGCAGTTCCGACTTTTGATGCTGGATAATTATTCATTCCTCCCATAGATGTGGTTATTCCAGTTAACGCATGTCCAACAGTGGAATCACTATTATAAATTACAAAATAATCATCTACCTCCAATTGGCTACTTGTAACTCCAAAGGTATTAAGTGATGAATATCCAATTCCCAAAGTGACATTATCATATTGCTCACTCTTTAATACAAAATCGATGTGAGTTGCACCAACACCAACATATGTAATTATACCAAAATCACCTTTTGCTTTAACTGAATAAAGTTTTTCACTGACTGCATCATCTCCCTCAAGGAGAACTGGTGGAGGTGTTGATTGTGAGTATCCAAATCCAGGATTTACAACTGTGATAGATGACACAGAACCATTGGTAACTGTAGAAACTCCAGTTGCTCTATTGTATACTGGTTCTGCATACATAGTGGTTCCAGAAGTACCTACAAGTAAATATCTACCTTCTTCTGCAATTATTGGTCCAGATGGTCTTATCTCTGGTGGTGGAGGTGCTGGAATAAATGCAAGGTCTTTAACTATATTGGATTGATTTGTTAATCTTTGGGTCCAATATTGTAAATCTAAGGAGAACAGCAGTTGATTTGTTCCAGTTAAAGCAACATATACACCATACTCATATTTGATATTAATTAAATCATCTGAAATATTGGGTACTATTCTTTCCCAACCACCATTACCAGTGGTTGATACAAAAATAGTTGCATTTTGTCCAACAGCAACAAATTGGGTGCCAGTCCATATGATTTTTTCAAAATTCCTAGTTGTTGGTAAAGAGTCAATTCTAACCCAAATATTGCCATCAGTAGAATGAATAATTATTCCCCCATCACCAACCACAACGAATCTTGCATCATTATTTGCAACACCATTTAAATTAGTAAATACTGGTGGATTTTTCTTGAAGAATGTTGTAGTTCCAATCCCAACTCCAGTAAACAGTCCAACTCCATCTCCAACTGCAACGGCAGTTCTTCTTAACGATGAATAACTAATATCGTTAAATGTGTTATAATAACTACTAATATTGATTATTGGGTCTGGGAGTCCCAAAACAACTTGCTCTTCAAGTAGTTTAATTTCTGTCCAAGCAGACAATGAGGTATTGATTCCTACTGCAGTAACAATTTTTCCAAACTCACCAACGGCATAATAACGACTTGTTTCTGCAACTGCAACAGAATTAAATGATACGGTTTGACCATATCCTATAGATGACTGTGCCCACTCTATTCCATTTGTTGATATCGCAACCACTCCACTTGAACCAACGGAAATAATTGGTTTACCAATCGCAACTTTGTTTAAAGTATAAGAAGTTGAAATTCCATTATTTGAACCCTCCCAATTATAAATTGGGTCTTTTCTTTGTATAAATGCAGAAGATATGGAAACTATCGGATTTGTTAAACTGTTATATCCAGTTCCAGCATAAGAAATAGTCAAGTTTGATATTGTTGATGCAGAAGAAACTGTAGCAGTTGAGGTAGCAGGTTCAATATCATCGACATCTACAATAGTAACATCTCTTAGATTTTCACTGAGTAAATCAACTTCACTAAAAAGTGGGAATGCATTGTTAACATATATTTTTTCATCTTCAGAAAAAACATTTGCAATTAATTTAGTATTTGGGGTAACTCTCGACTTCAAATCTGGTCTAGATTTGGAATAAAGAACACCATTGATAATTCTATCTACAGTCTGCTTCATCCATCTTAATGGTCTTTCCTTAGTCGTATCTGTGTTTATACCAATACTATCATAAGTAAATGTATCTAATGAATCTGAAGAGACAATCTTTTTAACAATTCTTTCAAACTGTGGTCTATCTCCAGGATCTAAAATATTTTCTCCAATTTGTATAATGTCACCTTCTTTGATTGTCTTTGGTGGATCAATTTGCTCAACATCTAAATCAGAACCTCTATAGAATAATATAGTACACTTTGAATTTTCTTTTGGTGCTTCACTGAAAGTCAATCTTGAACCATTAAATGTATATGATTTTACTGGTTCTTGTAGAATATCATTTATAAAGACAAATAAATTATTTTCAATTTGAAGATCTGTGCTTGGATCTGACTTTAAACTTAATACCTCTGTTGTTCCACCTTGTGATACTGTTAACGTGAATTTTTTCTTCGTTCCAGTAAAGAATTTTGAAATATCATCAAATTGTATAAATTGTCCTGGATAAAATCCACTAAACTTATCAGTTAATGTTTCTTCTACAGTAATTCTAAATTCACTAAATCCGATTCCAATTGCTGAGTTTGTTGTTACTCCAACTACTCTCAATATATCACCTACTTTATAATATAATCCAGGTTCTTCAATATCAAAACCAATAATGTTTCCTTGATTTCCTACAACTACAGAAGCTTTTGCTCCAGAACCATTTCCTGTAAATCCAGGAATGTACTCTAGTGGCAAATCACTATAACTTGATGGAATTCCAATAATCACCCTAGGTGGAGGTGATGATGTATATCCAGAACCAGCATTTACAATAGAAATTGAAGTAATTGTTCCACCAGTTCCTATAGTTGCAACTAAGGATGCTCCAGAACCAACATTTGATACTACTTCAATTTTTGGTGGAGTCCTATACCCACTACCAAAACCTCTTATTGTAACTCCTGAAATTGTTCCTCCAGCAGACACTGTTACAGTTGCACCAGCACCAACTAATGGTTGATAACCATAACCAGTCGTGATACCAGTTCTTACAATTTTTCCTGCTCCTGGAGTACCAGTTAAGAATTTAATTCTATTTTTTCCTGCATTATCAATTACAAAATCTGTATTTGATATTTGAGGTATGTTATTAATCAATACGATTGGGTTATTGTTAACATCAATCGAGCTTGTTAATACTGTATTTGTATTTGTATAGATTCCAACAATATCTTTTCCGTAATTTTGTAAGAAAAATTCTGTCGAGGATGACCCAACAAATTTTGTTGAAATATCATCAAAAATAACGTTTTTATCATTGGGTGTTCCTGGATCAAATTTTCTAGTAAATGCTCTTCCAGAAAAACTTGAATTTACTTTTAGACCTTCATATCCAGAAGGTCCATATGGTGCAGTAGTAAAGTGTATTTCATCCTTAGAGATATTAAAATCACCTCTGAGAATAGTAACTGCAGTACCAACAGTATGATATCCAACTCTTGACCCCAAATATCCTCTTGTGACATTAAATGCATTGGTAGATCCTATGCCAATGGTATTGATTTTTAAATATTCAGAATCTAGTTGAATGGTATCTAAAGATGTTATTGATGAAATTCCAGAAAGATAAATTATATTTGTTGTAACCCCAACGGTTGAAACTAATGTCGGTGATAAATCTCTTTTATATAATGGACTTTGAATGATATTATCTACTGATATCAAGACACTTGCATTTGGATTATCAAATGTGAATGATTGGAAACCTGTTCCATAAGATGTAATATCTAACTCATTTGAAGTAGATAAACCAGAGACTTTATAATTATCATTATCTATTTTGGTAACATATAGTGTTGATGGTAATTTATTTGTTCCTAATACTTTTGGAGTCAAATATAAATCATCGGCAGGAGTAATACCACCAACTAATGAACCCAATATCTTAATTCTATCTGTTAATGCATATCCAACTCCACCATTTGCGACAGAAACCGAAGATATATCACCAAGAGAATTTCTAGTTACATCAAATCTTGCTCCACTTCCAAATCCAATTACTGTTGAACTTGGAAGATTTGAGTATGAACTATTTGCTTGTCCAACTATTCTTGTATTTGCAACAGAAGATACAGTGAATGTCAAATCATTTGCTGGAGTTGTTCCATTCATGAATGTTCCAGAAATAGAAACAGTATCACCAATGGCATAACCTCTTCCACCTTCTCTTAGCACTAAAGATGTAGAGATGGGATATCCAGTGGATGAATTATAAACAATAAAAACATTAAATTTTGCCCCAGTCCCAACACCACTTGTAGAATATGAAGGGAATGGGTCAAAAAATCCATAAAATCTATTCTGATTGAGAGAATAGTCTGGAGTTATAGAAGCAGAAGTTCCTACAATAGTAGTTGATATTGCAACATTATATCCATTTTCAAAAATAGAAGTTCCATTACCACCTTCAACTTGCATAATAATTGAAGACTCTGTAGATGCTACAGACAAATACGGAGCAGTATCTGGACCTTTTCTAACAATTAATGAACTTTCGACATAAGATGTAGTAGCAATTCCAACTTGTGTTCCTAAGTCTTCAGTTGTTGGGAAATATCCAGATCCAGGATTTAAAACGGCAATTCTTTTAATTGAACCACCAACAATTACTGGATAAAATAATCCCTCAACAAGAGGTGCTTTAGTTCCAAATATTTCTATTTTTGGTGGATCAGTTGAGGCATACCCAGCACCACCATTCAAAACATCTATAGATGAAACACCATATTCTGAATTAAAGTTAGGTCTTAATACAGCACCTGAACCTGGAACTTCTCTTGTTGACATATTTTTTACTTATTATAAACACCACGGGGAAATAATTGTCCTTTTGCTGGTCTTCTTCCTGTAAGATATCCAGGAGTAGATATGTCCTCATCTCTTAATGGAAGATTACCAATAGAAATTGTTCCATTTGTCTCTGGAATTACAAATGGAGTTGTTGCTGAATCAAATGTATATGCAACATTTGCATCTGTTCCAGAAACTTGAGGCTCTAATGAAATGAAAGTGAATTCAGGCATCAGACTACCCTCGCACAGAATAGAATACCACTTGTTCTTACTGACTGAACATAAGAACCAACAATTACTTTATAAACTTCAGATGGGCTTACTGTCACAGTATCATTTTGTTGAATATTTACACCTGGTAAATTGTAAGAGAATTCAATTAATACAAAATCATCTGGCATATAATAAGGAACGGGAACTAATTGGCCATTTATTGGTACTCCTTTAATTACAGCATTAAAATCTGCAGTAGATGCTATTTGTCTATTATTATTGTATCCACCATTACCTCTTTCTGGTGATTGTGAAGAACTTCTGTAATAAATTCTTTTATTTGTGCTATTTGAACTGTAATAGTACTCACCAGGATTATATGCAGCAGTAGAAACATACACATCATCAACGTTAGAATTTACCCAGTTTGAAGAGTTATTCAATGTATTGTATCCAAATTCTGCTGCTCTTTTTGAATGCTCACTAGCATATTCTTGTCCCCAATTTCCTGCAGTCCAAGTTCTAAAAGTTATATTTGGTCTAAAATTTCCTGTTCCAGAAAAACCTTGAATAACTTGAGTGAAACCACTTATGAATAACTCATTCAAGTCCCATAAGTTTGGATTTTCAAAGTTATGTAAAATAAAAGTTCCATAAGTATTATCCGAAATTTTTTGACTAGAAAGAGTTGGTGCTTTATAAGATAATACTGAGAAAGACGGGTCAATTCCTGAACGATAAACATTTAAATCTAATTTATATGCAGTATTTGAACCAGTAGATATTCTATTACTCCATCCATTTTGACTTGAATATCTCAACAATCCATTCATATTCTCAAAACTACTATTATTATCTGCTGTTGGTCTTCTTGAGTGGTCAAGTTGAGGTGCTCCCGCCCATCGTCTTGAATGTGACAGTCCTCCAAAATTGAAATGTGCAGTAGGATAGGGGTGGAACCCACTACCTGCACCAAGAATTAAATTAAAGTCATCAGCAAATAAGAACATTCTATATGTTGTTCCATATCTTTTATTTGGATTTATTGTCTGTTTTAGCATAGCACCACTGTAATTTGCAGTGGAACTTAGTGTTTTATAATAAAAAGAACTTGTTGTTCCATATCCAATTGGATTTACATCTGCAGCATCTGCTGGAAGAACAACAATAGTACCTCCATTGAAGTTTTGCCAATAATCATCAATATAATATGTACCTGCTTGTCCAGGAAGAGGTGTCCATGTTAAAGTACTGCCGTTCTGAATATTAGATGATGCATTAAATGCTAAACTATGCGGATAATATGCATATCCACCACTGGTTGTCCTTGCAATACCTATACCATAACCATAACTATTAGTTAATGATAAAGTATCTCCTTCTTTGATTGTTATAGTTGTATTGGCACCACCAACATTACCATTTCTATCTAAACCATTTATGATGAAATTGCTTCCAGAAATGTTAGAAAATGTGCAGGCATACGATACTCTTCCAGTTACAGTTGCTGCTATTGCTACTTTAACTTGGAAATCAGCAGCTCCACTTGCGGCACCACCAATATTTGCTGCAGATACTGTTACAATTTCTCCTGCAGTATATCCATATCCTGGTCTATTTACATAAATGTTATCAATTATTCCAGAAGTTCTAAAAATATCTAACGTAAGACCTGTTCCAATTCCAGATGCTGAAGTTGTAGGAACATCATAATAATCATCACCAGTTGTACCAACAGTTCCACCAATACCAGGAGCGAATGTTGTAACTCCAACAACAAGACCACTATCAGTCGAGCCATGAAGACCTAACCAATCAAAGGCACTTTCTAGTTGATTGATTAAACTACTGGATGCCCATCCAGGATTTACAGAAATTGTTGTGGTTGTAATTGCCATTTAAACTTATGCCTCCAGTTGAAGAATGGTTAGATCTGCTGTAATGGATTGGGTAGTTCCCGATAAATTTTTAATTGATGCGTAAATTATAATATCTTCAGGATTATCCATATTACCACCCATAACAAATGGAGATATAATTTGTGTGGTAGAAATTCCAGTGGTGATAAC